CTTTATAATTATTAAAATAATTATTGATACCGAGGAATACAGGATATTTATTTAAATTATTTATATCAGATTCATCTAATTTCTCCAAATTAGATTTTATCTTTTTATAAATAGTATTTAAATTATCCATGGATTTCTCGACGGATTTTCCAAATCCTGCACCAATAAGATCATTCATAAATGAATGAATTAAATATTGGTCAGGGATCATTATTTCATCATTTTTTATATTTAAACATAATAATTCTCTAAGAGAATCATATGTTAAATATCCAAAAGAATAATCTAATGATTTATGGAATATATTAACTTTCATAATAAATTTTCTATTTGTAAATTTCTTTGCATATAGTCCATTTATTCCTTTGTAAAGTTTAAAAATAACAGTCACAAGATCTAAAGAAGTACTTAAGTAATTCTTTTTGATTTTATAAAAATCATATAGATTTGTTAGTACAATGAACGGGTTGTTAATGTTATTAACAATTCCGCTCATTGGTACTCCTGTAATTTCTATTCCTTTACTGAATCATCTTTTGGCAAATTCATATGTATCGAAAGATACATGAGTTTTTGTTTCAGATGTTTCAACTCCTATGTAATTTATTCATTTGATATACATTTTAGCGACGTTATCGTTTTTTATAACAATATCGTCACCTAACATGATATAATCTTTAAATGAAAAATTATCATAGCCACATAATTTAGCACTTCAATGAAGTACTAAATGATGTGTTAAAGTAAAGGCTGCCCAAGAAGAATAAGAACCCATGGGTTGACCAACTGCATACCGCAGTTTTAAACCTTCTGGAGTCTTAAACTCTCTTTTTGATAAGATACTACTTCAAGAATCAGCGAATTTCTTACTGTACATTTCAGTAAGAAGTCTTCGTTGAAGTGAAATAGGAAATCTATCAGTGGCAGATGATAAGTCAATTGATCAAAATTTTTCTTTATCAGTTTTTCATTTATTTAGTGGATCTTGAGTATAAGTTCTATCACATGGAAAATTATGAAGTTTATTCATAATGTTTTCATGTATAGGTTTTAAGAAAAGTTGTGTATAGTAATCTACTATTGCAACTATTCTTAATTTACACTCAGGATCATAAATAAATGAAAGTTTACCCAATTTTTGCGAAGGAAAACCTTTTTCCCAAGCATAATTGTATTGACTTTGGAAATAATCAATACCTGATTGGTCAGTTAATTTAAATAACGAAGCCATCAAATCATAACTATAAGACAATAAAGAACTGTAAGCAGTTTTTGTTGCCTGACCATTTGGACCTGCCTTATTTGATAGATAAATATCTTTTATATCAAATTCGGGCTTGTTCATTTGCAAGTTAGA